CAACTAAAAACCAAAAAGACTTCCGTTGCATGGGCAATGGGCACTACGAAAAAGAAAATAACACTGCAGACCGCTTTGGAAGCAAAGATTTACGTGGTAACAACGGGATGCAAAAAGAAAAGATAGATAACCTAGCGCAGCCTGAGGATATGATGTATAATATGTTTATGATGCCACGGAGATAACAATGGCAACCCCTAGAAAAGGTAAGGCAAAGGTTAAAGTAACCTCGTCAGGCAAGAAGGTTAGCTATGGGCAAGCAGGAAACGCTAAAGGTGGTGGCCCAAGAGTTCGTGTAGGGACATCTAAGGGGAATAGTTACTGTGCAAGAAGCCTAGGAATAAAAAAAGGGCTATCTAAAGAGAAACAAAATGATCCTAATACTCCTAATAACTTGTCCCGAAAACGATGGAAGTGTTCTGGGGCTAAATCCAGAAGGAAATAAGCGATGTTTAGCCCTTTAGTCCTTTTATGCTCTATGGTTACCTTTGAATGTGCCACTTACGGGGGTCCCGTATTTAAAACAGAAATAGGGTGTTATATGGGAATGCAACAGGTTGGTATACCTTTTTTAGAAGAAAAGTACCCTAATCTTGTGGTTACAGAGAAAAGATGTATTTATTGGGGTAAATATAAGACAGAGGTAGACACTTAAAATGGCTCCACGAAACTATAAAAAAGAAAATGCTAACTATAAAAGCAAACCAGAACAAATAGCTAAACGTGTTGCCCGTAACAAGGCCAGGCGTATGGCTACAAAGGCGGGCCTAGTTAAAAAAGGCGATGGTAAAGACGTAGACCATAAGAATGGCAATCCCTTAGACAATCGAAAGAGTAACCTACGGGTGCAAAAAGCATCTACAAACAGATCGTTTCCAAGAAACAAAAAAGCAGGAAAGGCTTAATATAATGATGGGCATGAAGAAAAAAGATAAGAAGTCTATGGGATACATGGGCGGTGGAATGGCTAAGAAGTCAATGGGCTACATGGGTGGCGGCATGGCTAAAAAAACTATGGGCTATAAAAAAGGTGGCATGGCTAAAGCTGGTGCATCTAACCCTCCTAACAGAAAAGCTAAGAAATAACATGGCAAAGGGTGTACAGCATTACTATAAAGACGGGAGAAAGTTTAATGGGACTAATCATAAAATGGCTGATGGGACCTTACACACTGGTAAGACTCATACTAAGGGGTCTAAACCCTTGGTCCACTTTAGTGCACTTACGAAAGCGTCCAAAGAAAGATCTAAGCGTTCCTAAGTATATGGTTGGCAAGAAAAAGAATAAGGATTAATTATGGCTAGACAGCTAACAGATAATCAAACTAAATTTTTAGAAGTGTTGTTTGATGAGGCAGGGGGTAATCATACTCTAGCAAAAAAACTAGCTGGGTATAGTGAAAATACCCCAACTAGATCTGTAAGAGAATCCTTGAAAGAAGAAATAATGAGTGCGACCACAGACTACCTTGCACAAATTGCTCCTAAAGCTGCAATAGCTATGGCTATGGCATTAGATGACCCAACCGAGTTGGGCATACGGGACAAGATGGCAGCCGCCAAAGATCTCTTAGATAGAGGTGGCTTTGGCAAGGTAGAACGGGTTGACTTAAATTCTTCTGGAGGAGGCGTATTTATATTGCCCGCTAAAGAAGGCAAGAACGAATAAAAAACGATGACCTTACCTATTGGGTTTTACCTAAACCCCCCAGAGGAGCAGAGCGAGATTGGCATACAATAGCAAGAGTATCCTTAATCCATGTTCCTTTTGGGTATGAGGTTAACTCTGACAATGAAAGACTATTGGAACCTGTAGAGCATGAATTAAATGCTTTAGAACTTGCTAAAAAACATTTAAAACAGTACAGTTACAGGGACGTAGCCCAATGGTTAACAAGACAAACAGGGAGAACAATCTCCCACATGGGTTTAAAAAAGAGAATACAAATTGAACGAAAACGTAAGAAAGCAGCTACGATTAAAAAGCGACTTGCCCAACGCCTCCAAGAAACGCTACAAGAGATCGAAAAGCTTGAAGAAGGATGTGTTGGAGCCTACTCCCGTAGAAAGCCCTCCACAAAGTAAGTCGGTTCCCGCAGTTCCTATGGCTGCTCCGTTTGATACAGAAGTTGCACAAGACATAGTCTTCCAGCCTAATGCCGGGCCACAGACAGAATTCTTATCATCATCGGAACGAGAAGTTTTATATGGTGGTGCTGCAGGTGGCGGTAAGTCTTACGCAATGTTAGCAGATCCGTTACACGGATTAAACAGTCCTAACTTTAGTGGGCTACTAGTCCGACACACGACAGAGGAACTACGTGAACTTATTCAAAAAAGCCAAGAACTATACCCTCGTGCAATACCAGGTATCAAATGGTCCGAAAGGAAAAGCCAGTGGACCTCTCCTAGAGGAGGCAGACTTTGGATGTCGTACCTCGACAAAGATATGGATGTTACACGTTATCAAGGTCAGGCATTTAATTGGATCGGCTTTGACGAATTAACACAGTGGAGCTCTCCCTACGCCTGGGACTATATGAGATCTCGTTTACGTAGTGCCTTCTCTACAGAGTTAGGTTTGTATATGAGGGCTACTACAAACCCTGGAGGTCTTGGACATCAATGGGTTAAGAAAATGTTTATTGACCCTTCTCCTTTGCGGGAGCCTTTCTGGGCTACAAATATTGAAACCGGGGAAGAGATTAGATTTCCTAAAGGCCACACGAAAGAAGGGCAACCTCTATTTAGACGTAGGTTTATTCCTGCTAGTCTGTTTGACAATCCTTACTTGGCTGAGAGTGGCGACTACGAAGCAATGCTTCTTTCTCTACCTGAACATTCAAGAAAACAATTACTAGAAGGTAACTGGGATGTAAATGAAGGTGCTGCTTTTCCTGAGTTTAATAGAAAGA